GCGTTATAGGAGGCTCGTCCCTTGGCGTTCAGTCCGCCCTTGGGGTCTTTCCCTTCTTTGCGTGTCCATGCGGGTGACTTAGCCATTACGCAACCGCTCCTTTCAGAACAACAAACTGGATCACAGGGCTTTCAGTACCCGCAGTCGGGATCGTCGCATTGTCGATATTCCCCACCGAAATGACACATGCTCCGGCGCTGACGGCTACTGCGTGAACTTGGTAGTACTTCCGCGTCGCTGCGTTTGCACCAGACTTGATACACAACATGATAACGTCGTTCGCTTCGATGAAACTATTGGTCAGCGTGAACTCGTCAGCATCGTGTCCCGCGAGAGAACCCGCGAACAAAACGATCTCGCCTGAGATTTTATTTAGTGTTACCCCGGTCGTCCGACTGGTCAACTGCGTGACAGTGCCCCCCGCGCCAGTGCCGTAACCCAATGGTGCAGTAGTAAGAACCTGCCCGGTACCATTCGGCGTGAGGTTGATATCGCCGTTGGTATTGGTACTGGACAACGTGTTCCCGTTGAGGCGGAGATTGCCGCCGTTGGTAGTAGTCAGGCCGGTGAGGGTCGTAGATTCAACAAGCGTCAGCCCCGTAAAAGACCCGGTGAATGTCACCCCAGAAATACTCCCGCCCGTGATCGCCACGTTGTTGGCGTTTTGTACCGCCATTGTACCCAAACCGAGGTTGGTACGTGCGTCCGACGCGGTCGAAGCCCCAGTGCCACCGTCTGCGATGGCAAGATCGGTGATACCGCTAATAGCACCACCAGTGCATGCGAGTTTCGTAATGACTACTGACCCTGTACCGTCAGGGGATAGATTGAGATTACCATTGGCATCAAGCGTACGTATCGTGTTGCCATCAAGTTGGACGTTGTCGACCGAAATAGACGTAGTACCCAGCTTCAATGCCGTGGCGACCCCGACCCCGCTATAGATGGTTTTTTCAGTAGCCTCCGGCCCACCATCAAGGTGCAGTAGTTGGTCGTACGTTGAAGCGATTGTACTGCCGGTCAGATTCGATGCCATCTACTACCCCTATGAGTTATTGTTGGTCTTCTGCAAGCTGATATTCAAGAACTCTGTGAACACTTTTTTATTCTCGATTCTGTATTTACCAGTACCTGCATTGTAGTAAAGCCCAATCTCCCCAGCAGCGGGAGAACCGCTCACAATGGTAGCGTGCCCAGCGATTTTGGTTACAGTACCCGCCCCGTAACACAAAAACATGGCCGCGTTCTGGCTGGTGTCACTGTGGATTACTACGATACCAGAACCAACAGCAATATCCGTAGTCGCTCCAGCCGCAATAGACACAAACCCATACCCATAGAGATTAAGCCCCCACTCAGTAGTTGGGTTCTGTGCTGCTGTTACTCTACCGCATGCTAATGGAGACGAAATAAAACGCACGGCGGTACGATTAGTGACAAGATCATCCGTGTACGCAGTGCCAGAAAACGTCCTGATAGTATTTGGTATCGCGGAAGTAGCTGGAAATCTTGGGCGTTCAACTTGGTAGTTTTCTACCGCCGCATCCAATAATTGCACCAGTGACCTAGTTCCCGTAGACACGGGAGTATACGTATTGCTGAATACACTCACACCATCGCAGTACCCTACTTCGATAACACCGCGACCGCTAGGGGGTTGCCTTGTGACGTTGTTATTTGAAAACTGGATTCCAGTGCTTTTCAGTGTTCCGTTTACGTACAAACAAACTACTTCGGAAAGTCTACTCTCGAAATAGTTTCCATCAACAACAAGACCTCGGGCGCCACCCTTGAAATCAATCAAAGTGACGGATGATCCAGTATAAAACCGGTTGTCTAAGATGTTCCAGCGTTGGAACCCGAACGTGTGTACACCACCGCCATTGTCACCACGAATAGCAGCCCCAGCCCCGCCCGAGAAAAAGCATTCAGAAATCGTGAAATCGTTGCAGTCTGTATTGTCTGAGTAGATGCCGTTGAAGCAATTTGCGAAATAAACGTCCTTGACCGTTACCCATTCAGTTTGGTCAACAGAGTTATTCAGGCCAGTGAAATAAATACCCCCACCTGATGCGTTTCCAAAACCCGAAATATAGCAATGCTCAACACGCGGAAATGCACATTTATTGAATTTTATGGCCCAATGGTCCGCAGTAGTAGCCGCAGACATTCGCAAATTTTCTACTACGTAGCCATTGAATGCAGCGCCGTTTCCTTCGAACGTAAGCGCAACAGATGATCCAGAATAATACAATTCGGACCCATAACCAGACTGCGAGTTATACGATGATCCGTGCAGTCTGATCGGAGCATTTGACCAATTTATGGTCAACCCGGAATGGAGATACTTGCCCTCTGGAAAATAAAGATCGCCGCCGCCCGCTGCAATAACTGCATTGATCGCGGCCTGAATAGCCGCAGTATCATCAGTAATGCCGTCACCAACTGCCCCAAAATCTTTGACGCTTATACTGTCCCGCAACTTGGATTGAATATTACGTGCTGCTGCGCCAGAACCTGTCTGAAGAAAACCTACAAGCGAGGCACCAGAACTGGCGGAAAGATCGGAAACAATTTCTGCAATCGCAGTAGGGACCGTCGTAGCCGCTACAAACCCGGCAGGGGTATACGGTAGATCACCCACAATGCCCGCGGCAAGTTGCGAGCGCAAGATGCGTTTGGTCGTACCCTCGCTTGTGTCGAAGATAACTAGGTTATCGTCGTTCGCCGTGCTGGCTCCAGCAATAGCGGTAAGTTCGGTAATACGCTTTCCGGGCATCTTGTTCTCCTAGTAGACAGGGGGCACATGGCCCCCTGCTAGTTTAGCTCACAGTCGCGCTAAACGGCGTTGCTTCAGTACCATTACCAACCACAGCACCAGATACGGCGTACAGGTCAGTAGCGATATCAATCAGCATAATATTCCCACCGAGCCGACCACCGGTCGTGCCGCCGTTAAGCGTGATGGTGTCGCTTGCAGCAACCGTGCCAAACGTAGCCGAAGAACCGTCAGCCACATCCGTAACGGTCAACGCACCCTGCATCACATCGGTACCGTCAGCAACCTTGATGATGTTGCTGTTGCTGGTCACAGCAGTACCCACCGTGAAACGGAAGATCGCACCCGAACCGGTAGCAGCAGGCAGCGTAGCAGTCACACCAGCAGCGCGGTTGAGGACGATAACCTTGCCGTCATGATCCGCCGCCGTCACGGCCAGCGTGGAAGCAGCAGCCGACACCAGACGCGTCGACATATCTGCCACTGCATTGATCTCTGCTGCGGTCGCAGCAAGAGCAACCCCACCAATCGACGGGGACACGAGATTCAGGCTATACGCCGTACCCCCCTGCATCGTCGGATTGTCTTGGGTAACACCGCGATAAACACCCATGATGTTCTCCTTTCAGAGATAGGAGCCGAAGCCCCTACCAGTTTTAGTTGGCGTTACCGACAAACGCGAAGAACTTGATCACGGCATTTTCCGGCACAGCGGTGTTCAACAGGATGTCGATGGTGTCGGCAGACGCCACGACGGTCGGGTTCGCCAGATCAGCAGCCTTCAGGCCGGTGCTGTTGGTCGCCAGATCGTTACCGTAGGCATTGGCAGCAGCAGGCGAACCACCCGTGAAACCGATGTCGATGGTAGCCGTGGCGTTGACAGTCTCAGCCGAGATCACGTTCATACCAGCCGACAGCACAACAGAACCGGCGGGCAGTTTGATGATCTGCATGGTGTCGGTCGCAACCAGCGCAGTAGCGCCAGCAGCCGCACGCGCCGCTTTTACGTCGGCGAAGTCGACCGTCACTTCAAACTTCGAAATGTCGGACACATTGGCGGGGTAGGCAGCAGTGCCTTGGTTGAACCCCAGAGAATCGGTGTAAGCAGCCATTTCAATATCCTTTCAAATAGTTGAGCAACGGGGGCCGAAGCCCCCGGTCATCAGAACTGAACAACAGCAGTTGCCAATGCTTCGGGCTTCACCACCTTGTAGCCATAGACTTGCAGGCCACGAATGATGTTGCCGAAGGTGGACTCGCTGCGGATGGTTTCCATGTTGGTCATTTGCGACGCAAACGTAAAGCCCATCTTGTGGCCAGCGATGATGTTGTACTTCCCTGAAGACACAAACAAGTTGTGCGATACATAGATCGTAAAGCGGTCGACCATACCAAGGCGACCGTTACGAACGATGGACTGGCTATCGCCGGTCAGCGAAGCATCCTTCAGTTCAGACTTCTTGATCAGACCAGCCATTTTGGCCGGGATAACCACGAAGCGGTCTGCTTCAGGGGCATTAGCTTCGTCCAGCACGGTACCCATGTCGACCAGCAGGTCGATCACGGAGGTGGTGCTAGAAGCGCCATCCTTGGTCACAGTCAGCGGGGCACCAGTCGTACCGAGATTGAACGAAGCAGACTGCTCCCCAGCGGTAGCGCCCTTGTTGGTGGCGGCGATGTCGACCAGCATGTCGGTCAGCACACGCTGATCAATCTTGATCTTCATGCGCTCGGAAGCGTCTTTGGACCAAGTATCCATCAGATTGATGTCGGACTGAACCTTGTCGATGTCGTCTTCCACACAGGCAAAGTACTCGCCCTTGTCGATGACCAGTTGCAGTTTGGGTTTGTCAGGGTTTTCAACGGTCAGGGTCTGGCCCTTCACGTACGAACGAATGGTGATTTCCGGCGTGGTGCGGATGTTCACGGTGTCGCCATATTGGCGAATCTCGCCCTCGTAGTCAGTGTTCGAGATCGCTGCGAGCACGGTGGCATCGTAGAAGTTCTCGATCAGTTTGCCCGACCAGATTTCAGGGATGAAGTTGCCGCTGTAGTTGGGACGGCCCGGGGACACAGGATAAGACATGATGTAACTCCTCTAATCAAGCATTGGTGACAATGCGATTCTCGCGCTGCGCAGCGAAGATATCGCGTTCGATACGGGCACGTTCCTGATCCCGGCCTTTGTACTTCCCAGCACGAACATCGTTGAAGAATTTTTGGATGTCTTGTGGGCTGTAGGTCTTGGCTTGGTTAGTAGCCGCAGGTGTTCCAGTGCTCCGCGAGCGACCGGGGGAAACCTGCTTCTCCAACTCGGAGGACTTGGTGTGCCCAGTGGAATGAGCAACGGCGGCTTGTCCAGTGGACTCTAGCCAAGTGCGGAAGATACTAACCACGCGCCGGGCATCAAGCACCCGCTGCGCGTCTTCGAGGTATGTCTGCCGAGTAATCCCAGTCAACGGATCAGGTTCCAGCAACCAAGTCTGAAAATCCGGGTTATCGTTGACTTGTTTGAAGTTGGGCACTCCGGCTGAAAGATCAGCCCAGAACTGTTGCTCCGCAGTGACCTGTTGGCGTTGCGCCACAGCTTGAACTTGCGGGACTACATGGGACTGCATCTGCCGGATTGCGTCTTCGATAGAGGCAATACGCTGTGCGACGTTCGCAAGTTCTTCGCGGGTCACTTTGCGCATCACATCCAACGACTCTCCGTATTCTTCAACATCTTTGTCAGTGACAAACCGCGTTTCTGCGGTAGTCGCCGGAGTTGAAGATTGAGCGGCAGACAACGATGCCAACAACTGCTCCATACTCTGGACACGTTGTTGCAGTTCCCTATTCTGGTGATGGAGTCGGGGTACTTCGGCGTTGTACATACCCTGAAGGGTCTTGTACTTTTGCACAATGGTTTCTTCCGGCACGTTGTCAGCACCCGGCTTTTGCTCATTTGCAGGTGCCGGAGCAGCAGTATTCGGTGCAGAGTTCTCGTCGGCGGTCGGCGTGTTGTCCACAGGTGCCTCAGACGTGACGGTTCCATCGGCAACAGCGGGTGCTGCGCCTGTGTTGTCGTCTGCGTTGAGTTGCTTGTACAACTCCTGAACTGCCTCGGTCTGTTTACGAATTTGCTCTGGAAGTGCCATGTTGAACGCTCCTATCGGTATGCGTGATTGAACGGCGAGTTACGTCATAACTTTGCCGCTACAGCAGGGGCTTCCTTGAGGAACTCAATGAGTTCCACCAACATCTGACAGCGCCCCTGAAACACTGTCGGATTGTCCACCGCCCAAGGTAACCGCTTCATTTCATGCGCGAACACCTGCTCCATCCACGCCAGAATTTCCGGGTGTTGTCGGACAGCTTGCGCGAGTCCTTTGATGGTTTGTGGGTCAGGCTTGATCATGCTGCGGTTCCGCTTGCACGGTTTTGTACTGTGTTAGCTTCCATCCCACCTTTGGGGGAACCAT